GCCAGGGACAAGTATCCTTTGCTTCTCCGAATAGAATCTGCGGACAGTGACACCGTTCTTATCGGTGCTGGCGAAGTCATCGTTGCCCGAACCGCGCGCACACTTCCAACCTCGCTTAGTTGATTCTCGATAGACTTCCTGAGTGTTGTCACCCGAGTCGACGAAAACCATCGCCTTGTGAATGCCGTGCAGTTTAGCAAATTCTTCTAAGCCCTGCCAAGTATCAATCCGAGCAAAAGCCTTAAGCCGTGAGTGTCCCATCTTTCCCCATCGTCGAACGATTGCCCAAAAATGTCCCCGTTGACAATCGATTCCCATTGTGCGGAAAGGAATAGCACCTTTAGCACCTTCGTCATCACGATCCATTACTTTGCCTCTTGAGCTGATAACGGCTTCGCCTGCCCAGTCATCGTCGAGTTTATATTCACCGGCTTCGGGAGTGGTAATCATCGTGCCACCTTCTTCGCTCCAAGGAAGTGCTAATCTCTTCTGCTTAAAAATTCTGCGTGGCTCTTCATCGCCGTAAGTGTCGCTCACTTCTTTTGCCTTGAGCATCAACACACCCAATTCACCCCACGACATCGTTGCTAGCGAGTTCCAGTGCAGACCTATGTGTCCTTTTGTCGAAGCCGTTTTTGTAGCTACAAATTGTCCGCCGGCATTTGCCTCAAGTCGCACCGCGTTATTATCCGCTAATTTTTTAGAGCAGTGAACGCATTCATACGTCGTTCCTTCGGAAACTAATTTTAAGTCCCAAGTTCCAGTTGCTTTCGCTTCCTCAGGAAAACGAATTTGTTCCCAGACCCACGGTTGCAGGAAACCGCAGTGAGGACATTTGAAGTTCCAATCTCGGCAGTCAGTTCCTTCGTGCAGGCTGTGAAATTCAGAGCCAGCGTTCCCGCCCTGCGACATAAAGATACGTTTGCCTAGCCAACCGAAAGCAGTGACACGCGCTGAGAGTTCAGCCAGGTGGCCGTTAGGTGCGAGCCAGCACTCGTCTGCGATCGTGTAACGTAAAGACAGGCGTTGAAGATTTGCCTCATTCCAAATACCGCGTGAGTAAATCATCATACGGTCGAAGTCTGCAATCGATGAACGGTCACTATCGCCTTCCGTCATTCGCTCCTGAACAGGCGGGCAATGTTTCCACAAGGGCCGACAATACCGGAGCATAAAGTCTTTAGCCTCGGTGTCGTTAGCCTGGAGTATCATCATCGGGCCGGGAGCGTTAGCGATGACGTGGCAGGAAAACAAACGAGCGAATAAAGACTTACCAGATTGAATCGAAGCCAGCACCGTCATCATTCGAGTCTCGGGATCTGCAGCTATTCTCAACGCCTCAGCAATCCACGGTGTGCGGTCTGATCGGAACGGGCCGGGAATAGGCGAGTCAGGTATCGCGTAGACATTACTCTCCAACCATTCGACGATGTCACCAGAGTCAGAAGGCTTTAGTGCTTCGCGAGCGATAGATAACAATTCGCCTTTGTTCATAGCCAGTAAGACGAAACCATTTTGCAACGAGTTATAAACTCATCATGGTTTGTATTGTTTTTTGTTAAGTTAATCCAATCGCAAACAAACTGTAAATTTGATATGTCATTCGTTCCGCCTTTGCTTATAGGTATTTTATGGTCGATGTGTGTTTTCTTTCCTCGGTCTAATTTAGCACCTGTATAAACACATCTGCCTTTTTGCTTATACCAAATTAACATCAATTCACGAGCAAACATTTTACGGTCACATGGTATATAATTATGCGAGCAAAAACTCATAGCACGTTTTCTAAAGAAACCTAAGTTTTGTCTCCAATTTAAGTTACTTAATTTTTGTAATTTTTTATTTTTATAAGGCATATTTATATACTGCTAATCTCACTGCGAGTCTTACGCACCCAAGCCTCCAAAACTTTTACACTCTTCGCAGGGTTCTCAGGGTTACAACCTTCCGCACAATCCAGCGCTAACTTATCGAGCCTGGTTAAAACATCGCTGACGATTTGAAGCATCGCCTCTCGGGCCTCCGTCGATTTAATAAAGTCTTTGGCGAGGATTGCTCGACGCTCTTGTTCTTCTTCCAAATCTAACAAAGTTTTTAAGCTCTGATTGTAGGCTGTCTGATACTTGCCCTGGTTAGGGTCTCGTTCCCTGATCGCGTTCTCCCAAACTTCACCGGCTAAGTTAACTTTAATTCGGTGCAGTCTTATGCGTTCTGCAATCGAGCCGTCGTCTAAAGTTTCGATTACAATCGGTGCGAGCCGTCTGCGTTCATCTTCTCGGGCCTGTCTCCAATCCAGTGCAGCTTGAATTGAGTCGGTAGGCATCCCATCCTTTTTTAAAATTGTTATACGAGCAACCGATACGCCAAGTGCTGACGCTATCTGTCCGTGAGTGGGTTTTTCGCTTGCCATTTTGTCGACGCGGTAAATGCTATAAATGCCCGTAAATTATTTGCGTTTTTTCCCCGTGGTGGTCAAGCCACGCCTAAGTTTTTGCCTTCCAAAGAGATTCCTTAGTGGGGTCTTTGCCTTCTCTGGCAACGGCTTGGGAGCGTTTCTATCCTTTGGCATTGGCCTCATCCGCACACGCGAGAGAATGCCAGGGCTAACTAGCGACGCACGATGCAAAATCTTTTTAGCGCGTACTGAGATTGCCTGCTTGGTCAGCCCCATCTGATTAGCCAATTCATTTTCTGTTAAGCAGTCCGGCATCTGCAATACAATCTTAACAAGTTCCCAGTGGTGGACAACTGCGTCATCAGTCGATGAGCCAAGCATAGCCAGCACGTCGCGTATAATCTCGGACACTCGCTCACCTGTTACCCAAGTCTCCTCAGTAATCTTATCTACTTCTTTGCGTGGATCATGCGAGCCAAAGTCTGCACTGTTCTCGTACACCGGGAATGAGTGACGAGGTAGCGCCATCTCACGATACGGCCCACATCCAGCATCACGCATCTTCTTCTGCTCATCCTTGCTCAGCGAAAAGAAATACTTGTCATAGACTTTCTCTTCAGCCCTGCCTTCTCTCAGCTGATAGACTGGTCGTGATGATTTATTCTTAGGCACTCAGGCACAATCTATTCGCTCTCAGGAAGTTGCAACAGTGTTAAGTTTATCCACTTCCCCAAGCCTGCATCGTATCTTAGAATCTTCCGTCGAGTCAGGTATTCTTTGAAACTTTTAAGCGTTGAGTTCGTTAAATTGATTTGGGCTTTGATGTTCTCGTTCAGCTGCGAGGTAGTTAATGTCTCAGGCCATAAGGATATGAAATCAGCAAGTCTTACGGAATGTATATCCTTGTTAAACTTTGCTTTGCTTATCGCTCTTTGCCGGATTGATTCCATTTTCTCAGGATCATCTCTCCATTCTTTTCTCCGGTAGTTAGCCAGACGATAACGATTCGATAAACTCCTTTTCTTTTTATTCACGATACAGGTTGGCTAGGCCAGATAGATAAGGAACGAACGAGTCCCTCGAGCGAAGCGACCGAAGGGAGAGCGAAGCGAGGGGAAGGGATGAGTGAGTTCCCCTTACCCCTTTAGGGGGAAGACAGATGTCCGCCAGTCGAGATAGGTGTGTTTTAGGGGTCATTCCAAAGTATCTTAAAAGGTGGGTATAGCGGTCAGACTACCAATCAGTGATTAAAACGGCTTGGTGACCCCTTAGCGTGCTTGGAATCGCTATGCCTTGCCTCGACTTTAAGTGTAGGTTCTGGGGCTGGTGCGGATAGTTCGCCGTACTCCCAACGAATTTGCCCTGCTTGGCGGGCGTGTCGGACGATGATGTCCCCTGCGAAATCTCCGTTGGCGTTTAACATACCTGCACGGCCTCGTCGTTTCGTTAGGCTGAATTTGAATACTGGCTCTTCTCCTGGCTGACGGACAAGGACGCCGACCTCTCGGACGTAGTTCACGAGTTCCGACGCCCCTGCACCTGAGTAAGCCAGATCGGACGGAGTCTGCCCCTCTTTGTCTTTAGCTGACTTTGGTTTGGTCGTATGGTGAACGGCAACGAGTATGCAACCTGTGTCCTCAAGTATGCGCGCGACGCCGTGTCTTAGAAACTCTGTCATTTGCTTCTGATCGGCGACTTCAATGCCGGCAAAGGAAAGCAGTGGGTCGACTAAGATGACATCAGCTCGATGCAGCTCGATGAGTGAACGCATCTGCTCAAGAAACTTTTCACCTACTGAATTGGTATCGCGATAAATAAATAAGTTCTCGTCGAGCGTTTGTTGCTCGCTGGCGAATAGATTCATTCCTGCCGTAATGTCCTGATAGGCTTCGGCTACATCTCCGAGGTCATTCTCCGCTTGTAGCATCACGACGCGTAGTGGACGCTTGGCTTTGATTCCAAAGAATTGTCGATTGATACAAAGTGAAACCAGAAACTGTAAAGCGAACGATGACTTGCCCACGCCTGACTGCGAGACCAGCAGTAGCGACCCGCCTTTACATAACCAGCGATTACCGATAACCGAGTTAGGGTCTTCCTTGCGTTCAAATGTTTTCATCG